ATGTCCGACTTTGGTCCTATCCCCGGTCATCACGGACGGCGCTGCATGGGGCTGGTGCAAGCTGGCAAGCGCGGTGAATACGAGCGGTGCGGGTATCGCTGGACATTTAAAGAATGCCCGCATTGCGCCGCAGAGAACGACATCGCGGCTCGGTATTGCATGGCCTGCAAAGGCGAGATCGTTGACCCCAACGAAAAGCTGGTTGCAGATTTCAAAGCGCTAAAACGCGACCCAACGCGCACGCAAACAGACAAGGTGCTAAGTATGTCATGTGCGCCCGGGATCAGCCGATCTGGCAATCGCACAATGCGGGTGGAATGGGTCACGCCATATCGGCAATTTGCCACTTGGTTTATGCCAGATGCGCCGCATGTGCGCTGTCAGATAGCGTGGCAGGCTTTCGAGGCTGTGACTATGGGCGGGACAGTCTCGCCTAAAACTGTGACTTATGCGAAGAATGCAGAAACAGGCTTCTTTGACATTAAGTCTTACAATCGCCCAGCCGATGAAGCGCCAGATGCAAAGCCAGAATCTGAATGGAACCCGTTTGACGAGGTGAATCAACATGCGGCTCAGTGACTTTCAAGACATTGCCAAGAACGGCGTGGTGACGTTTGGCGATCTGGACTATCGCGGTAAGTGCGCGACCGAGGCGCAAGAGCAGATCACGTTCTTTGGCCGCCTGCGGCGCGAATACGGGGCGACGTGGGGCGCGCTGGCCATCCACCCGCGAAACGAGGGCTTGCGCGCTGGCGGGCAGCTTGGCGCGATTGCGAGGCATAAGGCCGAGGGCATGGTGTCAGGCGCTGCCGACATTATCATTCCGGGGCGGGTGACGTTTGTCTGCGAGTTGAAGCGCCGCGACCCGACGCAAGGGCGCTGGCAGGACAGGCAACGCGAGTATCTTGAAGCGGCTGCGAATGCTGGGGCCTTTGCCTGCGTGGCGCTGGGCTGTGACGCTGCTTGGCAGGCGCTGCACGCTTGGATCGCGGCCAGCGACTAGGCCAGCTTGCGACCGTAGAAGATTTCCAATTCGGAAAGACGCTTTTGAATGTCAGAGCGGGCGGCCTCATCAAGCCGCCCTTCTTTGTGCAGTTGCAGCATATAGCCTTTAAGCTCTATTACGCTGATGATCGTGGCGACCTTCTGGGCGTGCGAAGGTTCATGCCCGCCCGCCGAAGCGCGCAGGCAAGCCCATTCGGCTTTTGATCGCTCAACCTTCACCCGTCGCGATCTCGCCGCCGAGGGCCAGATATCCGCAACCGTCCGACCATGAGTCTAGGTGCTGCGGGTTGGCCTTAATGCGGGCGATTTTAAAGAGGGTCATCATCACGGCGACATCTTCCGGGCCGACGTAGGTGTCGAGGTGCGCGGACCAGAACGCGGCCACAAGCCCAAAGTTTGAGGCTGCGTCACCGTGCGTGTCGGCGCGGTCCACGTTGATGTGTTCCTTGGCGGTGTCGAGGATTTCGCTGCGGTTCATTTCGACACCCATTCCTGCTCGAACCGCAGATCCTCGATCCCGGTGATGTCTGCTAGGCGGTGGCGGTAGACAGCCGACGGCACGACGCGGCCTGTCATCCAGCGGGAAAGGCTGGACGATGCCACTGGCACCTTTTTCGCGAGCCAGCCTAGTTTGCGCCCGTCTTGCGCGCACCATAGGCGGATTTGAGTTTGAGCCATCATTGGCGTTCTCCTGTGTTTCGGTCATTTAGGCTTATGGTGTAAAAAAAGTTGCGTCAAGTGCAATTATTTGCTTGCGGGTTTTGACGCAGGGTGTATAAAGATTGCACGAACTAGCAAACAAGGATGACCAAGATGACCTTCCAGACCAAAATCATCGGCGCTGACTTCCAGACCAACTGCGATTGCTGCGGTCGCGCGTTGAAGGTTGGCGTGCAACTTTCCGGCCTTGGTGTTTATGGCGCAGACTGCATCCGCGCTGCAATGCCCGTTGACCGCAAGCGTTACAGCCAGGGCCGCCCCGATGCAGCATGGCTCCGCACGCTGGCCAAGATTGCCGCCCGCGATAACGCCGAACAGATTGCCCGGATGGGTTACACGCAGGCGCTCTTGCTGAACGTCAATGTGGACAAGCTGGAAAAAGCCGCCGCATGACCATCGCCGAACACCTCGACCTGCTGGGGATCATCCCCCGGCAGGCCCCGCCGAAGCCCGCCCCACAGCCAGCAGCCTACGCGCCGCCCCAGTGGAAACCCAGCTACCCAAACGAAGAACCACCTTTCTAGGAGATACCAATATGAAAATCCGTGACATCCTCGCAGACGCCTTCGGCGCAATCGCAATATTCGCAACGGGCTATGGCCTGCTCTTTCTCGGCCTCGGGATGGGGTGGTGACATGGCCGTCAAACTTGGAGCAATGGACACGCACATCGTGCTGACCGCCCTGTGGGATTATCGGGAGACGCTGACAAATATTCCCGGAGACCAGCCGACACCGCACATTCAGGTCAGAGACAAGATCGAGCGCGTGGACCGACTTATCAAACACTACAGGAAATCATACTTCGCACTAGACAGACTGGGGATCATGTGATGGCCAAGTGGAAAGTGACAGACCAAGTGCCCTTTGATAACGCGATCCGCATCATCAACTACGTCTCCGGGACGCAGCGGGCAAAGGACATCTTCGGCAACGAAGGCCCAGAGACGCCCGTCATCAACTGGCGGATGGAGCAGTTTTGTCCGTGGGGCTGGCAACCTGTGCCTGTCTACCACGAAGAGGCTGACGGGACGCTGACGGAGGTAAAGCAATGACCATCCAATCCCTCCGCGACTACATCGCCCACAAGCAGGCGCAGATCGACGACCTCATGAAAAAGCACGGGCAAGGCGTTAGGCCGGGGTGGGTCGGTGAGGAGATCACCATGCTGACCTTTTACAAGCAAGACGCCGAAGACCAACTCAAGCAACTGGAACAGAACAATGCAACAGACCATTCTTCTAACTAACCAACTGCCTACAGGATCGGCCTTCGCGCTGACCGAGAGCAACGAGAACGTCTTCATCCCGAGCAAGGTCATGCTCGAAAAAGGCGTGCGTGTCGGCCAGAAGGTGCAGGCCATCGTCGTGCCTAACATGACCCGGCCAGACCGCACGCCTTGGCTTGCTGTGAGCATCTTAGATGCAGCACCTCTGCCGCAAGATGATGCGCTGGCCGAGATGATCTTGGACCTAATCGAAAGCGATGGCCGTGGCACGGTCGAGGAGATCGCGACATCGCTGAACATGAGTGACGCCGTCGTCTCGGGCAAGCTGTCAGAGTTGGCAGCGTCGGGACAGTTGGTGCGGCTGACCTGCTTTGACCTGCCGGAGGAGGACGAATAATGTTCTGGAACAGAGAACCGAAGACCATGCCCGTGCGTGACGTGCAGTCTGAAGCGGTGGCGGCGATCATTCAGGGATCGGCTGTGCTGCCATCCAAGCGGCTGACAAACGCGATCTACACCGCATTGCTGGACAGCCGCGACATGAGCGTGGCGGAGTTGGACGATCTGGCCAACAGGATCAGCCGCCTTGCATGGCAGAGGGGGCGGAAATGACTGACTTCTGGGACAACATCGTGCCGCTGGCGGGCATCGCCTGCCTTGCGTTCTTTATCTACGGCATCGGTCATCTGATCCTTGCCGACTTGGAGCGCGGTCAGGTGCGCTACGAACAGTGCATCGCCGCCGACAAGCAGTGGGTGCAGGGGAGTTGTGTGAAATGACCGGACTGCATCCAGACTACGGCCTGACGGACGAGCTTCGCCTAGCCGCCGTCCAAGACGCTGAGATCATAGGCGTGAAGCAATCCGCAGCTTTGCACCGCGTCTCGGTGCCGAGCATTTACAAGTGGCGCAAGGTGCCAGCACTGATGAAGCAGATGATGGAGGTTGATGATGACTGACGAAGAACTGGTGAAGGCGTTGCGTGATTTTGCGGATGATGGATACGCTGACCTATCTATCGCTGCCGCCGACCGCATCGAAGCCCTGACCGCCAAGGTCAAACTTATGGACGATCTCGACGTTATCAACGGGGAGAAGATCGAAGCCCTGACCGCCAAGC